AGCGGCAGGCTCAAGCAGACCATCAGCAATAGAGCGAAGAATCGCAGCCATTTGAGCACTAGAAGCCATCTAAACCAGCCTCATTGCTGGCTCAATGCAAGTGCCATTGATGCAGAAGCGGTCATTGTTTCAACAGTGCATTCCAAGACTATGGTGACTTCGTCAACTACATCGACTATTGATTGATCCACACCTAAGAAGATGGATTCCACAGCCACTAGGTAGCCGCCAGTCCATTCTTGTGGTGCGATGTCAAGAGATTCTGAAAGAACACTAAGTTCGTTGTTAGGCGCGCCAGCACCAGCAACTAGGAGAGTGCCGCTAGAGATCGTGGACCGATTGGCAGCACCTACCAGATCAGTTTGACTTTGGGTTGTTAATTGCCAGCCACAAGACGCGTCGGCTGCTGCACCTGGTATGGTAACACCATTCAGAGGTGAACCGTAAATTGTGCTTACGTTATGAATCCTAAGAATTGTCTTTCCTAGTGCGTCAACAAATGATCCTAGATCAATTGACTCTTGGTTAAAATTTGTCGTGTCCGTAAGAACAGTCGCTCGGATGAAGAATGAATCGCTTCTCGCCATAATGGTTACCTAGTTTACCTTCTACACTACTTACTCTATTAACTATACCATTGCTACGATTATTCACCCTATCCCATAGTAGTAGGGCTGTAGCGTAGCAGTACCCCTTCTACCTTCGCCTAACTAATCTTAAACATAAGTTAATAACTAACTTAGTAGAGCCCCCTATAATGCAATGCTTCAACCACCCAAATATCACTTGTCGAACAGAATACCCAGAAGGATCAGTCCAATCAGTCTGCCCAAAGTGTGATTGGCGTAGCTCTAAAGTCAAAATACCAGCCAAAATACCCTCTGTCAAGACCATTTCTTTAGAAAAAACGGTAGAATCAAACATTTTTGACGCAATATATATTAATAACGAGTCGCGAGTTGACTCTATGAGTCAAAGTTGTGGTATTTGTCAATGTGTTTTATTCGAAGATGATGAAACATATGATTCTCAATATGGAATTGTTGATGTTTTATGCTACCGATCTCTTGAAATTCTTGGACGGGTATGGTAATGGCTAGATTAAACGCGGTTGGTCACAACAGAAACATATCGATCTCTTTGCCCCAGGTAGTGATTGACAAACTTGAGTACCAATTGAGGGGTAAATCAATGAAGAGATCCGTTTGGGTGAAGGATGCTATCGAATTAAAACTCGCAGATGTATCTGCTTCAGCAATGGCCGACGCGAGTCTTCATCAAATCATGCTTCATTTAATTCATCGACAAGACTTTTCAGACTTAGAGTCTGTTCGATTGTCAGTATGTTATGAGAAATTGTTCGGCCCTCTTCCGCTTGGATCAAGAAATGGGCCAGTTTCGCAACAGAGTGAAGACAAGGCTCTTGTTTCAAGTGCGTTAGTATAGCGTGAGCCCACTTGAATGCTGCTGATTGTTTCATTCGATAGTCCATAAGACCCACCATCTTGGAATGACACTTAAGAATTTGGCCGTCAACTCTGTGAAGTCTCTTTAATTATTGATATAATTGCTTCATCATCTGTCAATTCATACGCTTGCATCTCAATCAAATAATTGTAAGTACCAGGTTCACTCGCGACTAATGAAAGAAACATATCACGATTAACGATATGATCCGGATCTAAAAACTCTGAATGAATTTCTGCTGATCCATTACCAACGGTCCAACCAAATTGGCGATTATCTCCAGCATTCATTCCCGATCCTGCTGGGATTGTCTCATAACTTAGAATTCCAATAAAAGTATCTGCTGGATCTACCGCCCAAACTTGAAACTTCGATATCTTCAATCCGTAATTAATTAGACCATCAGCAACAATTAGATTCTTTCTTCCAGTTGTAGCTCCACCAGCAACTTCAATCTGTCCACGTAACGTACGAACTCTTCCTGCTTTCATCGCTTCATCATCCTCTTTGTTTCCTTGTGTGCGGCTTTCATACACTTAGATGAGTTACATCCTTTCTTGTAGTCACCGTTTTTCTTGGTCATCTTGGCCTTCTGGCGTTTGAATGCCTTAGCAAATGCCTTGTTGTACGCGGACACTTTCTTTCTGCGTGTCTTTGCCTTGCCTGCTTTGACTGATCCGGTTGTTGTTCCCTCAACGAATGCCTGCACCAGGGGCGCAGGAATACCAGTAGCAGCAGCGGCAGGCTCAAGCAGACCATCAGCAATAGAGCGAAGAATCGCAGCCATTTGAGCACTAGAAGCCATCTAAACCAGCCTCATTGCTGGCTCAATGCAAGTGCCATTGATGCAGAAGCGGTCATTGTTTCAACAGTGCATTCC